TTTAACTGGAGTCATCATTCCAGGTTGAGCGCGTCCTTGTCCATACTTATCAAAATCTAATACTTTTTCATCAACAAATGTTTCAGGGATACCGTATTCAGCAGTCTGCAATTCAATTTCTACTAAATTGGCGCGGATATCCTGAACAGTTGCTAAATTCTCACCTAATGGCTTGGCATAGACAGATGAACCTAACGGATTCTTACTCATTGTCCAATGTTCATCTAGATTTTCATCTACAGCTTCCATGAAAAGGTCATTCACGAAAATTGCATAGCATCCATTAGGATACTTCTCTACTAACTTATTAACTATATCAATCTTATTATTACCTAATTGGTAGAACATCCACGGCCTAAACCAGATACATGAGACATTAGCCGCATTCTCAGGAGACATCCCAAGATACTGTATAGGCATCTTGAGGAATCCTTCCCATGTATTATCTATCCTTGATTCAATCTTAGTTCCATTCTCTGTGTCTTTGAAAATAGACCGCAACATTGCTGTGGCTTGGAAGAATTCAAGTAATAGATAACCACAACTAGATTGATCTTTTGCATAGGCTGGAACCTTTACATTTAGACCAGAATATAATTCTCTACAAATAGTCCCTTTAGGAGTCTTATCATATCCCACTATCTGTGGAAATGAATGTGTGCTTAATGTACTTTCACCAGGACCTTGATATCCACATTGTGGACAGGTATAACTACCTTCCTGTTTACCAGCAGCACCAGCATCTAATGGCATCCCACATTGTGGACATTCTACTTCATAAATTTGAATATCTTTAGTCTCTACAATCTTCTTATCATACGTCCCATACTTAGGGTCAGCATGATAGTAATTATATCCAAAGACAGTGCCCTGATTAAACATTATAACAATAGCTTTAATGAAAAGCATTATATCGTTATCATGTGAGGCTATTAAATCATTAATATTGCGGTAAGCCTTCGCAGTCTCTATATCATCTGGATTATCAGCATCATCAGGATGATAGATTATAGAAGGTACTGTAACTGATAAAGCCGCAACAATAGCTTCACCGTAAGGTCTATAGATATTAATTAGGCGCGGCGGAATTTCACCTGTTTCTTCTAATGCTTCCCAATCAGGAACTCTCCAATCCCTACTAATAGGGTCTAAGAAGATATCAAGAATATTATTCCAATAGTACTCAAGGCGCTTCCAAATTCTTAATTGGACATCTCTTACAAACCTATCTTCATTACGACAAGTAATTAACAGGTCAGTAAGAGCATTCTCTAATTCTAAATCATCTTGAGTCTTAAGCGGAGTAGTATCCTTTGTATCAGGACTTACCTGAGAGTTATTGGTTTGTTCCTGACTGATAGGTTCCATTAGTATATACTTCTGCCAGTTACATCATTATGACCAGTTACATCGCGCCGCCCAGTAACTCTACCTCTAAATGCCTTAGCAAATTTACTTTTACGCTTCTCTGAAGTCTCATCTAATAACTTACCAGCTACATTAGGAGATAGACCAGGAACATGGCCCGCCTTAGCTGCATGCATGAATCTAAATTGCTTAGCTGACCGAATTGCTTTCCCTTTGGGCATTTTCTACCGCCTTTTCATAAGCTTTCTTTGATCTTTCAGCTAATCTTAACTTCTGTGCATTCCAAGATTTAGAAGTTCTAACTTGCATTGGAGTGCCATCATTAATCTTATCATCTGATTCTTCTGATTCAGCAGGATGAATAATATGCTGTAACAGTTCAGTGACGCGCTCTCGTTCTAAATCCAGTTGTTCTTGCAGTACGATGCAATTGCGACATTCTAGAAAATCGTGCACTTTTCCTACGAATACTGAAGCCTTTACTCTCATTAGCATCAGCAGCTTCACAAGCTCTATAGAAAGCGGTTTGATCACCTGTCTTTTCAAGTACTTTTGCTGCAAGCCCAATTCTTTCATTCTTTTCAAGTTCAACACGAGCAACAGAAAAATAATCCCTAAGACGATATAAACCAATCCTGAGACAATCATAGGGGTCATCACCATCAAACTCCTTTACATCTTCTTTCTTAGTTTCATCATAAACACAAGAAGGGATGCACTCTACAAGGAGTTCGAGAGCTTTATTGGACTCCTCATTACCTTCCATATCTCTGGAAAAGATTTGAAGCTTAGGTAAATTATGTTCAGGCTTTTCAGGTTCAAAATGCTTAACATATTCTCTTAAAGCATTCGGACCATGAATACGCTCTATCTTTCGCGCTAACTCCTGATCATATTCACCAATAATAGACTTAATAGCTTGTAATGGCTTCCAACGTAAATATTCATGAACTAATTGCTTACCACCTACTCTATTCTTATCACCTAAAGTAAGTGAGCATGTAAATCCAGCATCAGATATAGACTCAGCAACTTGTTCAAATATCGTTTGATCTTGCCCTCTATCTTGGACCGCCGACCAGCAAATGCCTATATCCCTTACATTAGCTTTCTCAGGAGTCATTAGAGCTAATGTACGAGTCCACTCTCTTATTTTAATATTCTTACAGGCATACGCTCTGTAAATGAATACTCTACCTTCTGGACTAACTGCCCACCAGATAATGAAAGTATAAGCGGCATGGCCCCAATCTATTGATATAAGTCTAGGCCACCATGAGGGTATGCTGAAAGGCTCAACAACATGTCTAGCTATAATAGGTTCATCACTTAATGGTTCTAACCTAAACTCTTCAAATACCTGTCCTTCAAATACATACCAATCACCAAGTATCATGGCGCGGCGCTCAGCTTCTGAGCTTATTTCCTGCAACCTCTGATAATACTTAGGATTTTCTTCTCTAGCATGAGGATTATCGGCCGCTGTAGCAGGTATAAAAATCCTTTTAGATCCAGTTCTTGCATCTCGAATAATCTTACCACCCTGCCTACATGGGTCTATGAATCTCTTCCGAAAGTATGTATGTCCAACATTACCAGGGTTAGATCCCCATCGAGTAAATGAAGGTAATCCAGAACCAACAGGAGCACGATTTCTTCTGATAGTAAGATACTCATACTGGAATCCTGTGAAGGAAGTAGCCTCGTCCCATCTAATAAGAGGAAACTGTCCAGTATCGTACTTCTTAACATCTTTTTCATGCTCTAAGTGACCAAATATATCCCGCGCCCCATTAGGCCATAACCATCTACGTTTACTTTCATTATATACTGCACCAGTAGAAGGATAAAACTCTTGTGAGCGCGGGATAATCTCTTGTTCAAGTTCAGGAAATGTTCTCCTTAGAAACAGCCCTTTAAACTTAGGATTCTCATGAAACTGATATATTAATGGCATAAGCATAAGAACATCGCTCTTACCAGCCATTAATGCTCCACCATATCCACCTTCATCAACATCAAAAGGAACCTGAAGGAACCTTTCCTGTTTAGGTGTAGGTCTCCAAGAACGATCCTCTTGATCGTTAATGTGAGACTCTAATGGTGAAGTAACAGTAATCATTATTGATGAGGTCTTTCTAATCTATCTACCTTCAGAACAACAACACTCATCTCAACAGCTAAATCATGAACTCTTTTTCTAGATACCTCTAAGTCTTCTCTTAGTCTTTCATTGATAATTCTAAATTCTCTAATATCACCCTCTAAAATTTTAGTGATTTGATTAGTAATTAAAGCAAATTGGTTAGATACAGTCTCAAATGCTTCATTCACATTTCTCTCTGCCTCTAAAAACTTACTATTAAAGGAAGTTTGCATCTGTGAAAATCTATCATCAAATCTTTTATTTTGAGAAGCTGTTACTCTCCAGATACCCAGGATATTAGCTAATATAAGTAACCCAAGCGACCCAACAAGAGTTTGATGATCCACGTTACTTAGTCAGGTTAGCCTGTGCGACAGGATGAGCCAAATTAATAATCTCTACCGTCGTGTTAATTGCTTCAGTAGCCGCTGCATGTAAAACATTAGGATCTAATATCTGCTTACCAGCTGTACTATTAACACCAGCAGCTGTATCATCAACAATATTCAACACATGCTGTAACTTATCTTTACCTGATGCACCAGGAATTTCTTCAGCTTCTGCAATACCACTCGCAATAGAACCTGCTAATGGAGCTAACTTTGGATTAAGAGTTGTAATAATAGTCGGCGCCAAAAGCTGAGCAAGATGAGCAAACACTGACCACTTCATTGTTATTCTCCTATTGTATTTTTAATTTCATTTAACTTAGAATCAGTCACTCTATCAAAATGCAATCCACCTCTAGTCAATTGCACATTAAGCGCCCCCATTAAAGTAATACAGAAGCTTCCACCTATAAGGAGAAGGTGCCCAACTTCTATAGGAGTCAATAGATCTTCCCAAGTATGATGAACTACCAACAAGTCTCCAATTGATGTGAGAAATGTTGCTAATCCACCTATAAAGATAGACCATGAAAGCTTCTGATTCACTTCTTATCCTTCGTATCTTCACGAACCTCAAACCCACACTTCCCACAATAAAATTTATTGTTTGTATGAAGATAAATTTGTGGTTCCTTGCAAGTACAATATTTTAATTCCGGCGCCTTCTTATTAGGATCTCTTAACATAAATTATCCCAAGAACTTACAGTTCATGCTTCTCTGATAATTTCTATTATTTTCTACTATTTGAACAGATTGGTCACTGCAACCACCACGGACAAATTCATATTCTCCGTATTCAAAAGGACAATGACCCCATTTACCTCTAGGATTAGGAACAGATAAATAATAAGGCGGTCTAGGATCATCTCCACCTGGTTGATCAGGAGGTCTAATATATCCTTCAGTTAAACGACCATTAATCTGCCAACAAGAATCTTGATGAAGATTCTGTGCATATTCTGATAAGATAATATCAAAGTCCTGTAATCTTCCACCAGGCTTATAATCATCACCGCCCTCACCTAATGGAATATGACCTTCATCATGTTCTAATCCTAGATGTCCAGTAGGCCAGTAATTCCTAAATTTCTTACCCCAATCAGTAATCTTTGTTGTAGGTTCCCAACCATAAAATACTGAATCATAACCTGGAAGAACTATACAGTACTTATAATATTCATCTCTGAATGGCTTAAACTTATATAATAAGTCTAAATGATTCATAGCAATGGGTTGATTATCTGGCCCATCGCCGCCCAAGAATAAGAAGAACTTATTAAAGTTCTGTAATAATTGCTGGATTAAATCATCAAATCTAGAATCTAATCCAGTACCACCATTCGTCCAATCTAGAGCAGGGAAATTATTCCTATTGTAAGGCTGATTAGGTTCATCGTAAAGGGGTGGCCCAAATGGTAGATGCACTAATGCATGAGTATCATTAACAGCTTTCTTACCATTCCAGACAGACTGCCTATCATTATTATTAAGCCATGCAATACATGACTCAAATAATGGTAAGGGGCCAAACTGACTAGTTTGTACAACTAATCCCTGAAAATGGATTAATCCACCATTAATTCCTAAAGCATCATCTCTAGTAGGAGGTTCTAATATAGAACCACCACTATATATCCTACGAGAATAAAAATCACTCATTAGAGAACTTCAACTGCAAATGCACAAGAAGGATATTTACCCTGATCATTACTATATTCAACTACTGCTTCAAGAGGAACAATATAATTTCCTTCATAAATAATTGGAGACTCATACGCTCCTCGATCATGACCAGGTTTAACATAAAATTGTTGTTCTAGGCTTGTAGAATGTGAAGTCGCATCTAATCCTAAACAACCTTCATCAGATAATGGTCGAATTTCAAAAAGATTGTCAGGTTTAGTTAAAGTCCATTTATATTTATCATCAGATACAGATGTTCCATCCCAAATAATAGGATACCACCCAAATAACCCCTTACCTAATTCTCCAATTCTCCCATAAAGACCACCAGGCCCTTTAATTGCAACTGTCTTAGGATCCATTAGCTTAAAACCTTTCTTTTATAAAAATCACTTATAGGAGGACTAGGTGGAACATAAGGTGGAAAGTGCGGCGGAACAGGTTGTACACAAGGTGAAAGTTCGGGTGTAACATTCGGTCCACCCAATAGATAGAAGTCTGATCTATCTGTTCTGGATACATCATCAAATAATGGTTTAGAGTTTGGTCCATTTCGATAGACCAGATCACTTCTATAAGCTTCCCATCTTACGCCGCCGCACTGATAAGCATAATATCCAAGTTCAATATGCCGCCCTGGATTATAGATACCCGCTGTATTATCATAGACAGTTACTATTGTAGGTACTGATTCTAAATCTTTACCCCAATAATAAGAATCAAAAACTTGATAGAGCCACATCTTACGATTGATAGGCTCCCTAAATAACTCTACACAAGTATCTCTATCTTTATGGACTACTTCATGCGGCCCTGATATAAAGGCATGAGCTTCACCAATTGCCATCTGCATTGGGAAGAATCGAGCATCAGTGAAATAGTTAATAGCACTCTCACCATTATCTACTTCACCACTTGCATCTTCTAATAAGCAAGCCCAATTATCATCAAAGCTCCACATTTCATAGGCGCGTGATACCCCAAACTTAACAATATAAACTATACCATCAATCTGTTCTATCTGATTGATAGCATGTTTAGGTCCAGACCTCGGTTGCTTACTAGGATCAGAATGAAAGAATGGTCTTAAGTTAATTAACTTACCATCTTCAGCTCTAGGTGGAGTATCTGGACCAGGTTCTCTAGCTGGTACTGGCTCTAATGGAAATTGGGATAGATCACTTATATCCATCCAATAGAATACGGCGCGCTCAATTTGTGGATTAGGAGATTGATGGACAATGACTAAGCATATCTTAGAATCTTTACGATAGAGTCTAACAACTGCACAGTCATTACCTTTTTCTATCTGCCTCTTATCAAGATAAGAAACTACAGCCCCATCTACATAGGACTGCCCAAATGCTACATTCTTTCCATTATACTTGCCAGTATCAGTAAACTCTGCAAGTCCATATGGTGAAGGTCCATGTGTAGAATCAGCACTCACTACATTGCCATTAGAATCTATACATCTAATTCCCTGAGACCCTAATGCCATCGGAATGACCGCCGACCATTCACCTAAAGTTAGATTGTATACCTGATACTGATTAAATCCAACTACAACGTATAGATGGTCATTCCAGAATGCACAGACATTCACTCCAAATGTAGATGATATGGCAC